TCGGCCCAGCATTTGCCGCCGAGGATCGCGCCTTGGTTCTTGAGGCTGGCGAGGTAGGCGTTGACGCTTTCGGTGACATCTTCGAGGTATGTCTTGCTGATGAGGCGATCCACTGCCCACAGGTGGGCGCGTTGTAGCGAGTCGAAAATGAGGTCGGCTGTGCGCCGGACATTGACGAATTGGTATTTGATGTCCGTGCTGCCGGTCTGGTTGCCCCAGAGGCGGAATCCACCGCTGCGGATGAAGGTTGCGACATTGCCGAGGTTGAGCACATTGGCCAGTGAGGATGTATCGCCCAACACGAAATCAACGGCCTTGTCGATTTTCTCGATGCCGAAAACTTCGTTGTTGGAGGGTGACCACCAGAAGCCACGCTCGTTGTCTATGCGAGCCATGACACCAGCCACATAGGGGGCTGGGTCTTGCCCGCCGTTGACGGCTGGCCAGATGCCGTAGATGCGGTCGTTGCCGTTGGCTGTTACCCATGCACTGGCTTCTGTGGCGGTGTCGATTGCAGCAACGCTGGAAACGAGGCCAGCGATGGCAACTGCACGGAGAGCGTTTGCGACGTCTTGCACATCGTCAATCGTAGTGGTTGCATAAGCGCCTTCCGCCACGATGAGGCGAGGCGTTACATTGAGTTCAGACTGAGCTTTGCGGAGGGCGTGGACGCCTGTGAGCAGGGTCGAGCTACCAGCGACATCAGTGGCTGCTGCCACGCGGACGACCACGACAACCGCGCCGGTCTGTGCGTAAATAGCTTCGATGGCTTTTGCGAGGTAGCTGGTCGCGCCGAGCTTGGTCGAGAGACCCGTGGGCGATGTCACGAGGACGGGCGTATTAAGCGGAAAATCCGTGCTTGTGATGCCTGTGCCGACAAGGCCGATGACAGATGAGGAAACGGTTTTGATCGGGCGCGGCCCGCCTGTGATTTCTTGGACTTCTACTCCGTGGAGAAAATTTGACATGGTTGTTTAGTTGGTTGCGGTTGCGGGTGAGAGTGTGCAGGGATCGCGTGCTGGTGTCTTCTGCGGGGACTTCCTGTTAGAATTTGATGCAGTAGAGCAGGGCGATGTTTTTCGGGCGGGTTTCGGTGTCGCCTGTTTCTCCTGTTATTGCTCCCGATCCTGCTCCTACATGGTTTTGTTGGCTTCCAAAATCGTGTTTCTGGTTAGTCGTTGCAGCTGAATAAGTGTGAGAATGCTTTTTAAAAGCGTCATCCTGTTTCACGCCAAAAGCATCCGACTTTGTGCCGTCCGAATTTGTCCCGCTGCCGCGCACGAAGTAGCCGCGCATGTCGGGAAGTGGCAGGCGTTTATTTGCTGCAAAATCTGCGGATGCGCTTACGCCGCGAGTTGATGCCGCGCCTGTGCTCGTCTGGATGGGCAAAAGTGTGTTGCTCCAACTTGCCCACAGCACTGCGAAAAGCTCGTCATAATTTTGACTTTTATAAAAAGCCCCGCTCGCAGCAGAGCCGATTGTTTTGCCATCTGCTGCAAGCCAGCCGCTCGGTGCGGAGGTTGTTGCAAATGGCATTACCGCACCGGGCGGGACAAAAAGAACGGCGGCACTGGCAAGGCCTGCGGGTGTGACTGCGCGTGTTGCGTCCGTCCCGGTTTGCGTTTCGGTGCTGGTGGCCAGCTCGACGATGCCTGCCCGTGCGTCAGTCGCTGTGCGGCTTGCAAGCGATGCAGGCGTGACGGCGCGGGTTGTGTCCGTGCCGGCTTGTGTTTCGGTATTGTCCGCCAGCTCAACGATACCTTGAATGGATGTTGTGGCCGATCTGTCGATAGGAACGAAAGCGGCGAGCACATCTGCCAGTCGTTTGGGAGTCACTGCTTTTGCTGTGTCTGTCGCTGTAATCAAATCTGCTTGCGTTGCAATTTGAATAATTCCCGCCCGTGTTTCACTGGCCGTGCGGCTGGCAAGACCGGCTGGCGTCACTGCGAGGTTTGTAGCCGTTCCTGTTTGCGTTTCGGAATTGGTTGCAAGTTCGACGATTCCAGCCCGTGTGTCTGTCGCTGTGCGGCTGGCGAGACCAGCTGGCGTTACGGCGCGGCCTGCATCGGTTCCTGCTTGCGTCTCGGCGTTTGTCGCCAGTTGAACGATACCAGATTTATCGTTGGTGGCCCCGTCGGTTTTTGCGACATAAAGTTCAGTGAGAACATGGCCTAAATTTGCAGGAGTGATGGCGCGTGTCGTATCTGTTCCGAGAACGCTTTCATTATTTGTCGCAAGCTCGACGATTCCACTCCGTGATGTTGTAGCGGTGCGACTTGCCAGAGCGGCAGGAGTCACGGCTTTGTTGGTATCCGTTCCGGTCTGCGTTTCGGTGCTGCTCGCCAATACGACCACACCGGCACGACTAGTTGTAGCCGTGCGATCCACGAGCCGCGCAACGGTTAGGGCCTTGGTTGCATCTGGCGCGAGAGCTTGCGCTTCGGCGGTGGTGGCCAATTCAATGAGGCCACGGCGCGTTTCTGTGGCCGTTACCTGCGCGAGCTTCAAGGGCGTGATGATTTTGGTGTCGATTGTTCCTGCCTGCGCCTCCTCTGTTGTAGCGATGGCAAGCACGCCGAGGCGGGTTTCGTTGGCTTGAGCGTAGGAAAACCCTGCGTCTCCCACCGTGACTGATCCCGGAGGAACATTGGTCATCACAAAATCCATCGCAAAGAGTGCGCTGGCCGTGCTGCCTTTTGTGAGGATGACGCCTGTCTGCGAATATACGGCGAACAGGACATTGTTGTTCGTGTAAAGGCCGATTTCCTTGACCGAGTAGGAGTCTGCGGAATCGTCCTGCGCCGTGAGGTGGATCGTGCCGGGGACTGGCACACTGCTGCCGCTTGGATCGAGGCGCTTGATCTCAGTTTGCAGTGCCGTGCGGGTGGCCAGTGGCGTGTAGCCTCCGCTTCCGATGGCAATTTTTGTAAGGGTTACTGGGCCGATGGCCCCGCCCACTTGGGCGATGGCGGCGCGGCCTGCGTTGGTGATGACGAATTGAAGGGCCATAAGTGTTAGTAGGTGGCTGCGCAGTCGAGCCGGTTAAATGTGGCGGCGCGGCAGATGCCGATGACATTTACTGAGCCGACGAAGGATTCCAGTGCCTCAAGCGTGAAGTCACTTCGCACCGGCTTGACGGCTGCGACGGCTTTGGTGATTGAGTCCTGCACGGAGGCAGGTGTCTGGAGCCAGCCGAGGGCGATTGCGAAAGTGTGTGGGTCTCCTTTGGGAGATGTCTGCCACCACTCCGTCAGTTTAAGAGCGATGCCGAAGGAATTGAGCAATGTTCTAACAGCAGCGACAGTTCCTTTTTTGCGATGAATCTCGGCAGAGTTCTTGATGACATTTCGCTTGGTGTCAGTTGTCCAGTTGGCGTCCCATTCATCGACCGATGTTGCCCAGGCTAACCATGGCAGGAGGTTTTCCGGGCAGGTGTCGGCGTTCCAAAGCGAGCGGATGGGCGTTGAGATGGTGCCGAGGCGGGAGGTGGCGAGGGAGAGGGATCGCTCTGGGCTGGTGGCGTTGGGCGGCAGGAGGTCGCGCAGGGTTATGTCCGCAGCGATTTCGTCTTCGTTGGCGGGGTCGCCATAAACGACATTTGTGCGGTTCGTCCATGCGACTTTGATGGCAACCTTGGTGTCGAGAAGATCGCCAGCCGAGCTGTATTCTTGACGAAGAATGTTCCACAGGAGGTCGGTGGTTTTCGCAGCGTTCGGGGCTTGTCCGTAGTAAAAGAAATTCCCGTCTTGGTCGGAAAGATATTGGTAAATTGAACGGCTCATTTTACTGGCTCAAGCCTCCGTATGTCAGATTGATCGCGGTGCAAAATGGCGCTTTTGTGTGATCGCAAACGATGTTGGCCGTGGGTGCGGTAAGCGTGACTTTTTGAACCCCGTCCACGTGGAGCGCGGCGTAGATCGCGGAGAGGTTAATGTCGTTGCCAACTTTGTGATTTTGCGTGGCGAATGCTTGGGCGCTGTCTCGGGCCTCCTGCATCACGACCTCCGAGTCGGGGCCGGGGAAAGTAAAAATCGTCGCGGTGATCGTGTAGTTTTGGATCGATGCGCCTTGCACGGTTACGGCATCCGTGAGCGGACGGACGGATTCGGCGTTGAGTGCGAGCGTGACATTGCTGATAACGGTTGCCGAGGGTGCGCCGTTGCCTGTGAGGCCGAGGACGGTCACGAGGACATTGCCGGGGGAGACGGTGGGAGGGCCGACGATGGTGGCGTGTTTGACGCCGGCCACTTTCAGCGCGTGGTAAAGATAGCTTCCTTCGGGGCCTGCCGTGCTCAAGCCCTCAAGGGCGAGCGTGACGCGATAGCGAAAATCGGTGTCTGTTTCCATGACGGCCAAGCGCGGAGGAATTGCTGTCGGAGCTGCTGGCACGAGGACTTTGCGCGAGGTGCCGAAGATCGCTCCGAGTTGATCGAGGTCCGCGCCGGTCGCATAGGCGAGCATGACGCCACGGGCGGCATCGTTGACTCGTTGCCGGATGAGCATTTCTCGGTAGGCGCAGACTTCCAGAATTTTAAAGGCGGGGTCGCTCTCCACGATGGCGGTGAATGCCGGATCGCGGGCTTTGAGGTCGTCGACCATCTCCTGCAAAATCGCGGCGTAGTCGAGGCTTTCGACAATCGTCGGCGCGGGAAGGCTGCTGAGGTCGATGGGCGTGTAACTCATACGACCATGCCGTCAAGTGTGAGCGCGGTTCCGGTGGGGAGATAGACGCCTTCGAGGGCGATGGTGATCTTGCCGGGTTCGATAGCCTGGGCAATGACGCGAGTTATTTCGACGCGAGGCTCCCATTTGCGGATCGCCTCAATGGTGGCGACATAGATTTCGACGATGGTGCCGCGATTCATCGGGGCATCCACGAGGTCAAACAGGCGCGAGCCGTAGTCTCGGAGCATGACGCGAGAGCCGAGCGGGGTCGTGAGAATGTCCCGTATCGACTGCTTCAAATGGTCCAGACCGGAAAGCGCCTTGCCGGTGTCGCTGCTCATGCCTCGCATGGGGCGAGATTTTATGGCTGCGCTGGGGGGTGTCTTCTGCGGGGACTTCCCGCAGAGAGGTTAGAAAGGTTTAACCACGGAGGACACGGAGAGCACGGAGGGTCGGATTATTTTATCTTAGGAAGCAGGAGGAGAAATTTGAGCGGAGTTGGTCTGGCATGACCCAATTTTTTTTTGGTTGATTATGAAATTAGCAATCGAATCTAAGACCTGTCTTGCTCCTAAAATTTGATTAGATATGGCTTCTATTTGCTGCACGGTGGCGTTGTTGGCGATGGCCGAAGCAAGCTCGGCGTTTAATAAAGTTATTTGTCCTTGGATTTCTGCTTCCATTAGACTTACTGCTGAGTCGAATGCAGAGACCGCCATTTGTTCCATTGCCAGTAAAAGCTGCTGATACCACATTGGATCGATAATTCCAGAAAAGTGCTCTACTATTGCTTTTATTGGATTCGCGGCAGTCAATAATGCTTGAAGTGCTGAAAGTGTAGGAGCGAACGGTAAGCAGGCCAAAGTTAGCATTAGTTGAACCTGAACATGAGCGCATATGCTCTTTTCTGCTGCTTTTACCCTTGCTTCTAAGCCTTGCAGTTGAGCGTTTAGGTCTTGTTTGCAATTCATGTCAGCCATAGTTTTATCCTTGTAAGTTTATTCCACTGCTATCGATTTTAATTTTTGAACCTCCAAACGAGATACTTACGCTTGATGATGTCATAATTATTATGCCCTGCTCTGTGAGTGCTGTTATGGTTTTGTCAGCTATTAAAATTTTTGCATCGCTGCCGATTTGGGCGAGAATTTTTGAAGCGGTGATTTCTGTTTTGGCGTCCGATCCAATTTGCGCGAGGATTTTGTCCGAGGTGATTTCGGTTTTGGCATCGTCTCCAACTTTCGCCGTGATCTTGGACGGAGTGATTTCCGTCTGCGCATCGTCTCCAACTTTGACCGTTGCCGATCCTTCGGGGAGTTCGATGAGGTGGGCGTGGTTCTCTCGGTCGTATTCGATGACGGCCCCATCTTTGTAGGTGGTGCGGCTGATCTCGGCTTTGTCGCCGTTCGCAGGGTAGTCGTTTTTATAGACTCCTCCCGGCATGACATAGCCAGCGGAGAGTTCGCCACCGGGGGCCATGACGATGACTTGCTCGCCGACTTCGGGGGCGTGCCATGTGCGGTCTTCACCGGCGCGGCTGGTGAGCCACGGGAGCCATGCGCTGGTGTTGTCTCCCATCGTGACGCGAAGGCGGGCTTTGGCGTAGTCCGCCTCAAGCACCGTGCCGGGTCGGATGGTGTTGGACAGACGGCGCTCAAGCTCACCTATGCGGGCGTTGCTCATGTGGCGAGGATGTCTTGAATCGGCACATAGTCCGGCTCGTGGGGGATGCCGATCTTGGGTGCCCACGAGGCGCGGATGTCTGTTGGCAGTGCTCCACCTTCTGGCCATGCGGTTTCACCGAGAAGGCAGGTATGTTCCCACTCGACGCGCCAGACTTCGTATTCGGGATTTTCGGCGTCGAACTCTTGCGGGGTGGCGGCGATGAATCGGGCGGGCGTGACGGGCATTCCGAACCGCTGGCCTTGGAGGAAGGCGGCGAAGTTTGCCGACATGAGGCGGACGGCGAATTTGTTGCCCTGCTTGTATGAATATATGAGCGAGGCAGAAAAGCGGATGTCCACCTGGAGTTGCTGCGTTCCGATGTCTGCGGTTGCGTTTGGCTCGATTGTGTCCAACTCGAAAGTGATGGCTGGCACCTCGATCTTGTCCATGTAACGCGAATATGCGGCGATGGTTTTGACCGTGCTGCCGAATTTGGCGTTGATCTTCTCTGCGATCTTCGTGTGGAGGACGGCGAGGTCTATTTGCTGAGTTGCCATTTTAGTTGGGATTCAAATTCGCGTTGCAGGCGTTCGCCGATTTCGTTTTCGAGACTGCCCATGGCATCCATGCCGGGGTCGAGGATGTTGACGCCTTCGGATTTTTTAATGGGCAGGCGTTTCTTTCCGACCCGCTCGAAAACATGCCCGCCCATTTTCTTGGAGATGAAGGCACCGGGGCGCTTGGCGGGGCCTGCTGTGACGCCGCCTTTGGTTTGCCGTGGCTTCATAACCTTCAGCGGGATGTTGCGCAGGCCAGCCCACACGCGCCCGAGCACGCCATCTTTGCCCATGACTTCGACGCGCATCCTGCCTTTGATGACTTTGCCCGTGACTTTGGTCGCCTTGCTGATGCGTCGGGCTGCTTCGTTGCCTGCCCAGCGGGTGACGCGAGAGACGGCGCTGCGCATGGCTGGCTCGATCTGTTTTTGCGTTGCCCCAAGGTCGCGCCCGATGCGGTCGAGTCCTTTGGCGTTGATGAAAATCATGTCACTCATGCGCGAGGGTGACGGTGGCGAGGCCGGTGCCGTCTGGTTGGATTTCCATGACGGTGTAATCCTTGCCTTCCACTTTGCAGGCGGTTTCGCGGGGGATGCCGGTGACATCGCTCTCTTTGCACTGGAAACGGGGCTGCGTGCTGTCGAGGACTACCTCGCCCACGGCGCTGTCGAAAAAGGCGTTGTCGAAATAGCCGCGCACGATCCGAGTTCCGGTGGGCAGGGCAAACAGAATCTCGGTGTGATCGAGGCCGGAGAAAAAGACATCGAGGTTGCCGTAGGTCATCGGGCGGGGTGTATGCGAATGAAGTTTCGAGCGAGGGATTTTGGCCGGATTTTGCGCCAGACTCCATCGCCTGCCTCGGAATCGCGTGTGCCAGAAAAGTTGGTGTTTCCTTCCACCGTCACGAGGTTTTTTCCATCGTCTTCGAGGACGATGCCGACATGGGAAAAATCAAAAGTTACGATGTCGCCCGGCTGGGCGGGGTCTTGGTCGGTGTAGATGCTCGTGGTGCGAGGGCGATCTTTTGCCCATTGGCGGAATCCGTAGGCCAGCGCGGTGCGGGGTTGCCATTGGGCTGGCGTGCGGGTGAGGCGTAGCCACTCTGGGACATCGTTTTCCTTCAGCCATTCCTGCACGCAAAACGAGACAAAAGCGGCGCACCATGGCCACGGGCCGGGCGGCAAGTCGGTGGCGCGTTGGTAGTCGCGGATGCGTTGTCCGCGATTGTTGCCGCCCTCCTCGCGGATTCCGATCTCGGCTTGGGCGATGGCGAGGAGTCGGTGGAGCATTTTAGTAAATCACTTCTTTTCTTTGCGGAAGATGTTGATCGCTCCGGCCATGGCCATTCCGGCTGCGGCGATGGCGTTAGCTTTGTCGGGATCAAGAACGATTCCGGCAGCGGAGGCGACGAATACGAGGCCGCGCCAAGTGGATGATTCGGCGAGGCGGGCGAGGATGTAATCGAGGATTTTCATTTGTCTTTGAGGCTTGGGATTTGCGGGTTGAACCAGTCGATCGTGACTGGTGGGAAATAGCGGATGCCGACCTCCACTCGTCCGAGGCTTCCCATCTTTTCCCCGCTTGGGGGCAGCGGGACGCTGACGCATCCGGGCAGGAGCAGGAGCGGCAGGATTGCCAGCATGCTTTTCATTTAGCTTTGAGGCTTTCTTCGATGCGCTTGGTGCGCTCGTCGATGCGGGCGAGGGTTTCGCTGCGCTCGCTGGCGAGGCGTTCGATGGCTTGGAGGCGGATGTCTTGGCGTTCGTTTTCATTTCTGACTTGGCGCATTTGTTCGGGCAGGACGATCCAGCCGTTAAGTGAAGAAAAGACCGTTGCCACGAGGGCAAAGGCGGCGATTGCTTCCGCAAGATTCATCTTCACGGCAGGGCGTCCGTCCTTTTCGTCGAGGCTCATTTTTTCTTCTTAGGCTCGGCGGCTGTTTCCACGAATGGCTTGGCGAGGCCAAGGGCGATGAGTTCGCGGGCGAAGGATGGCGAGACTTCGACATCACTGCCGACCGGGCAGGATTCGCCGGCAATCATCAGGCTTTGAAGAAGGGTGATTTTTTGAGGTTCCATAATCTGCGGTTCCTAACAAAAGCCTCCGCCGCGAATTGCACACGGCGGAGGCGGTTGAGTTTTCAGCTATCGCTTAGGGCTTTTTGCCGTAAACGAAGGACTGGGCGCGGCGGACAGCGAAGTCCACATCCTGCATGCAAACGATGCGGAGGCGGCCCTTGGTGCTGTTGCTGTATGGGTCCACGGTGATTTCGAGACCGCCCCAGAGGCCGATGATGAAGTCGGCGAAGTTGCCAAAGAACACATCGCCAGAGGTGATCTGGTTTGTGATTTCGGTGCGGTAGCCGTTCATCGTGCCGTTTTCCCAGATGGTTCCGCCATTGGTGGAGCCGGTTGGGAATTTGAGCGCGGTCTTGGCCATGCCGCGAGTGGATGGGTTGGCAACGAATGCCATGCTGGCGACATCGGTGTTCTGCGCACTGACGAGGCTTTCCATGTTGACCAGTTCCGCGAAGGTTGGCTGCACTGCGACGAAGGACTGCGAGAGCACGCCTGCGGCGGATTTGATTCCGGTTGGGGCGTTGCTGAGTCCGGTTCCGTAGAATGCTGCGGAGTCGATGGTGAGGGCCAAGCCTTGGGCGAGGTCGTTGCGAAGCAGGGCTTCGACGGACAGCGAGGGCTGCATCAACATGCGGCGAGTGATTTCACCGTAGTTGGCAACGGTGCGAGGACGGAGCGAGACGAGTCCGAAGTCAATGTCGGATTTTGTCGCGTCGTCGTCTTCGCCGATCCAGTAGCCAGTGCCGAATGTGGTTTGCTTTGGCATGTCCACATTGCCGACGAGGCCAGCCAGCTCAGTTCCCAAATTCATGATGACCGCTTTGTTGCGGAGGACATCGATGAACGAGGAGGCGAGGAGGTTGGTCTGCACGGTGTTGTTGCCTGTGCCGGTGTATCCACTGCCGGATTTGCCGGAAACGGTTGCTGTTCCACGCTGGCCGTAGCCTGCGGTGAGGACATCCACAGGAATCATTGTTCCCTTTACGTTGCGGTGTCCTACTTGGCCGGCCGCTGCTTCGCAGGCTTCCAGTTCAAAAGCGGCGTCTTGACGGGCTTTTTTGTCGGTGGGTTCTGCGGCGAGGGCGCGGATGAGCTTCACGAAGGAGAAGCTACCAGCTTCACGCTCGTTGAGTCCGATGGGTGCATGACCTTCGCGGACTTGGGCGCTGCGCTTGTCTTTCTCGGCAAGGGCGGCGGCTTGGAAGTCCACCAGGTTGCCACCGTCACGCACGATCTGTGCGGCGAGGGCTGGCATGCCGTATTTGTCGCCTGCTTCGAGGATCGAGCGGGTGCGGTCTTGCTCGCCTTTCACAGCGGCATTGCGCTCGGCGACGATGTTGATCTCCGGGGCCGCCGGTGCGGGCGCTTGTGGCGCGGGTGCGATTGTGTTTTCCATTTTTGGTTGGGTGATTGTGCCGAGGCTGATCGCCTCTGGCGGGTTAAGGCTGCGACCCACTCCGACCGAGGGGTCGGCTGGGATTGTGACGAGAGAGATTTCGTATGGTTCCCACCGGCTGACGGTATAGACATCCATCCCCTCGCGTTCTTCGGTCAATTTGACCTCCCAGATTCGGTAGCCGACTGAGACCTTCGTGAGGATTCCGTCCTGCACATCTTGCCACGCTTCCTCGGCGCATTCTGAACGGCCAAAGCGAACCAACGCTCGGCCCATTCCATCAGCGTCAATGCTGGCGGTCTCGACGACTCCCAGAACCTCGTTCTGGTCGTGGTTGAACAAAAGATTGGCGCGGTCGTTGAGCCGCGAGAGGTCGCAGGCTTCTGGCGAGTGATCGAGGACTTCGATCATGCCAGGGAATCGTTCGATTTCCGCGTTGCTCGAAAAGGCCAGCTCGATGGTGCGCGATTCCGCAGCGATTGCGCCGATGGTCATGACTCGGCGCATGGGCGTGCTAAAAAATTCTTTCGCGGCGGGCTTCATGTGTGCGCGAATTTTGCCAGCGGGGGGCGGGCTGTCTTCTGCGGGGCGTTCCGTGGAGGTTTAACCACGGAGGACACAGAGGCCACGGAGAGGGGCAGACGCAAAAAAACCGGCGTGGGTTTTGGCCCACGCCGGGATAACCTATGAACCAACTTACGAGAGTGCTGCGGCGAGTTGTGCGCCTGTCGTGCTGACCGTGCTTTGATTTTTTGCGCGTTCTCCGATGCTGCCGGTGATCGTCAGCTCGGTGGTCGGCTTGGCCCAGACCTCGGCGGCGATTTCCGTTTCTGTCGGGATGTCGCCGGGGGTTGCTCGACTGGAGATGGCTTGATCGACTCGCCCAAGCTCCACGGATAGCTCAGTTCTGACCTGTGACGCTATAGCCGAGGCCGATGGCACGGTTGGCGCGTTGGTGAGAGTGTCCACCGTGCCGCCCGTTACGGTGCGAGTCGCTTGGCTCCAAACGGCTGCTGCGTTTTGAGCTGCTGATGGCGCACTGCTGGCGACTTCAGCGGTTCCATCCCACACGATGCTGCCGCTGCCGACATTGGCTTCGGCGGCGCGGAATGCGATTTGGTAGGTTCCTGCGCTGCCTGCCATGTTGCCGCTGTAGAATCCGGTGCTTGCGGTTTCCGGGCAGGAGATGGCAGAGCCTACGGCAGCTCCGTTTTGGTAGGGTTGAGCGGTGACGGTAAGGCCGGTGGCGGCGAGGGCGATGTTAAGTTCGTTCATTGGTTTGGATTTTCGGGAAGGGTTTCAAAGTCAATTTCATCGGCTGGCACGGCGATTGTGTTTTCTGGAGGTTGCCATTTTGTTAAGTCCCCATCCCAGCAAACTAAGTTGATAAGCCAGCCGTTTTCTGAGTTTAAAATTGCGTAAGTTCTCATTTTTCAAAAATAGGTTGTGATAATTGCCACTCCATTGCCTCCCTTGCCTCCCGCGCCGGATTTGAAGCCATTAAGCGAGGCTCCCCCCCCTCCTCCTCCACCGCCGTAGAGGCCACCATCGCCGCCATTTTGTGCATCCCCTGTGCGAGAAGAGTTGCCTCCCCCTCCGCTTAAACCAAAAGTGGAAAAGTCCGTCATATTTAAGCCATTGGCCCCGGCAGCAGTGGCTGTAAAATTTCCGGTGGTCGGGATGGCCGAGACGCCGCCATTAAAAGTTGCATTGGCTGCGGTTATTCCTCCACCTCCTCCAGCTCCGCCGGAAAATACACCTCGCCCCGGTGCATTTTGCCCAGTAATCGTCGCGTTGCCGCCCGAGCCGCCGGTAAACATTCCTCCACCGGCGGTCCCTGCTGATGCATTGAGTCCGTTAATTGTTCCTCCCGCAGGATTAGAAACAAAAACCCCGCCATTTCGCCCCCCACCGGAAGCAGTAAAATTGTGAAATAGTGTGTCACCTCCCTGCCCTCCACCGGCCCCAGCGGAATTGTCTGAAGTGCGAGCAGGGCCGCCTGCGCCTCCTGCGCCTACAGTTACAGAAACTGTCGCTGGCAAATTCAAACTTGGAATACTTCCCATAAAAACACCAGCGGACGCGCCGCCTGCGCCTCCCGTGCGAGAAATGCCATCAGCCCCACGCGCCCCGCTGCCTCCGCTTTGGCCTCCGCCGACTAAGACGATATTTATGAATTTTGCGCCGGGCGGCTTTATCCAAGTCCCTGAAGATTCAAATATATCTATTTTTGTATTTGGTGATAATGTTGCTGCGATCATGTTTTAAGAAAATTGGAGTTGGGTTTTGTTCGACCACGCGCCGACTGCGGATTGCTCCGACAGGACATCGCCTGCGGAGTTGGTGGTGATTTTGTAGATGGTCCAGGCGGTGGCGTCTTCGGCGGGGCCGGAGGCGGGGTAGTCGTCCCACTCAAGGCGTCCGATGTAGAGGTTCGCTCCGTCTACGGCGTGGACGAGGATGGCGGGGATTTCGTTGCGGGGGGGGGTGGTGAGTTGGATGACGCTTCCCGACTGAGGATGGCGTCCAAAAATTTTCCGATCTGCGTAGTTAATGCAGACCTCTCCAAGCGATAAATCCGCCGTGCTGGGGATGCGACCCGGCACGACGGTTTTTTTAGGCTTAATTGGAACTGGCATGAGTATGGACTCGGAAGATTTTGAAAGGCCGGTCGTCATGTATGGACACGAGGTTGACCGGCCCTGTGGGCCGTTTGCTTTAGAAGCTGCCGCCGTCGATCTCCGTGAGGAGGGGTTCGAGGGCGAGCACTCGGGCGCTCAAGGCGTCGTCGGCTGCAAGGCGTGTGCTGGCCTCTGAGCTGATGGCGGATTGGCGGGCGCTGGTTTCTGCGCTGATCGCGGCTGCGCGAGCTGTGGACTCGGCGCTGATCGCGGAGGCGTTTGCAGTGATGGCGCTCTCGGCGCTGCTCACCCGGCTGGTGAGAGCCGATGCGGCTGTCTCGATGTCCGAGATGTCGGAAGCGAGAGCGGCCTCGGCTGCGGTGGCGCGATTGACCTCGTTTGTGAGGTTTGTGGATGCGCTGGATGCGAGGCTGGTGATTGCTCCGTTCAGATTTGAATCTGCGGCTTGGAAGGCCGTGACAACCTCCGAAAGCGAATCAAGCGAGCCGGGAGTGACATTGGAAAGAACATTGTCGATCCGAGTTCCGAGGGCTGCTTCGGCGTTTTGCGCACGGGTGATCTCGTTTGCGAGGTTCGTGGAAATCGTGCCTTCTGCGGCCTGCGCACGGGTGACCTCGTTGGCGAGGTTTGTGGTGAGGGTGTTGTCAGCGGCGATGCGTGCGGCTTGCTCTGTGGCGACGATGCCGTCTGCGTAGCTGCTGGAGGCGTTGCCGCCGATGCCAACGATTTGTGTAGCGTTGCCGGAAGCGTCGGCACCTTTACCGTAGTAGAGGATTCCATCAACTTCGTTGAAGGCGAGTTCGGCTGACTTGAGAACTCCGGGTGCTCCGGCGTTACCGGATTGGCGGCGGCGAATGCGAATTGGGACAGACATGATTTTTTGTGTGGTGGTGGTTGTGGTTGCGGTGTCCGTGGTGGACGGGCGTTATTTTGCCGCTGCGAAAATCCCTGTCTTCTGCGGGGCGTTCCGTGCGGGTTTAACCACGGAGAGCACGGAGGACACGGAGGGGGAGTGAACGGCGTAGAGGTGGTGAGCGGTTTAAGGGAGGCACAGCACGCCTCCCCCACTTGCGCCGGTCAAAATGACTGCGGGGGATGAGTAGTTTTTTAGAAAAAGCCTGCGTCGATCTCGCTGGTGGAGACGGCACCGGCGACATAGTTGGCTGTCTCGCGGGTGTCCCAGACTGCGTTGGCGGCTACGCCTCGGCTCACAAGTTCGCCGCTGCGGGTGAAGACGCTGCGGGTGATCGTCCACGCCGGTTGATCCGTTCCCGTTCCTGCGGAGGCGCGACCGATCCAATGGGTGAGGTGATCGTCGGAGACATCCGAAATGAATGAGAGCGAGCCGTAAACGAAGGCGGGGCCGCGCTCGCCTGCATCGCCCTTCGGGCCGGGGGCTGGTGCGGGGATGCCGAAATTGAGAACGGCGTTTTCCTGCGTGCCGACATTGGTGATCGTGGGCGTGGCTCCTGCGGGGAGCATGAAGACCGTGCCGACTGCGATGGTGGAGGAGAGACCGCGAGGGAGGGCGAAATTTAGAACGGCATTTTGTGGCGTGCCGACATTGGAGACGGTTGCGGGTTGGTTTCCTGCCACGGTTTGCACTGCGCCGACTGCTATCGTGCCGCCGGGGCCTTGCGCTCCGAGGGGGATGCCGAAATTGAGCACGGCATTGGTGGGGCTTCCGACATTGGTCACGGTGGGGGCTGTGCCGGTGGCGAGTTGCGTGACGCTGCCGATGGCGACCGTGCCAGCCGGTCCCTGGGCTCCGCTGCCGATGGGGAGGGCGATGCCGGGGGCGACGACAACTTGCGTATTCGGGATGAGTGTGAGGTCAACGACTGCCATAGGTCAGGTGCGGGTTATGGCTCGCTCGATGTATGCGAAGCCTTCGAGGATTTTCCGGCTGTTGCCGTAGGGGTCAGTTAAGAAAATGTCGTATCGGGCGCGGGTCACTGGCAGGGCGCGGGTCTGTTCGTCGGTGAGCATGACGCGCACCTTGCCGCTTGTGCGGGGAAGCGGGAATGTGACGGCAAAGTCGGCGAGGAGTGGTTTGTCCCAGTCTTCGCGCAGTTGGCCGGATGCGGTGAAGTCGGTCAGGTTGACTGGCAGTGCGTTTGACGCTGTGGAGTCTTTCAGCGTCACCTCGAAAAAGAATGACTCGCCGGCTGGAATGGTGATGTCGAAAGGCTGGCTCATGGCTGGGGTTCGGGCTGTGCCACGGGGGCGGCTGCTCCTGCTGGGACAAGCGGCACGATGTTGCGCTTTTTCATTTCGACCTCTTCACGCTCGATCTCGCTCCAGACATCTTCGGGGTCTCGGTTCGATGTCTCACGGATGATCTCGCTGCGGGATTTGAGCTTTTGCGAGATGGCTTTTTCGTTCGCTGCCATTTCTGCGCTTGGGTCGATCCATGCCCAGCGGCGTCCGGTGAAGGCGACTTGTTTGTATTTTTCGAGGCGGTCAAATTTGAGTGGCTTGCCAGCGATGAGGATTTTGTTGGCGAGGAGTGAACGCTCCAGCCATGCCTCGTAGATCGGCATGACGAATCCGCTGATGAGCCATTCTTGCAGGCCCTTCCAGACTTCGCGCTCGTCGAGTGCGCCTTGGCGAATGCTGGAAAAATTGACGCTCGTGAGGTCGCTGGCGAGGTTGTTGTAGCTCACACCGAGGCCGGATGAAATCGAGCGAAGCATGGCTTTGCAAAACGGGTCGAAAGCCTGATCGGGAAATTGCGGGGTGTAGGGTATAAACTCGCGGTTGCCGATGTCTTCAAATTTGCCGGGTTCGGCATCCATTTCGAGGATGTCGTCACTGTCGCCGTCGAGGTTTCTGAAGAAGCCCATCTTGCTGGCGGACACACGGGCGTTCACCACGGCGGCGTCTTCAAAGCCTGCCAACATGCGCATGCGCCAGAGGGCTGTTCGCGCCCATGGGAGTCCGCGCTTTTGGCCGACTCGCTCTGGCAGGAAACGATGGATGACCTGATCGGCGGGAACGCGCTGGAAGCTCTCGCCGTTGTGGTTCACATAGCCCATCATCATTTCGTCGTAGTTTCGGAAATGGTAGGCCACCGGGCGACCGTTCGGATTAAACTCTATGCCGTGGCGGATGACATTGCCGTTGTTCAGCTTTTCCCACTTTGTGGGGTTGAGCAAAACGGGGTCTATGAACTGCACGGCGAAGCCCCATTTGTTTAGGTCTTCACCGTATTTTTTTATGCAGATAACCTCGCCATCCATCGCGGCGGTGGTCACTGCCAGCCGCTCGCCATCGGCGCGGGAGAGTTGGCCGGTGATGTCGTAGTTGCCACGGCGCGACCAATCAGCGAAGGCATCTTCGATGGCGCTGCTGGCCACGGTGTCCATCGTTCCGCTGGGGTCGCGGATTTGGGCGTTGAAGGTGAAGCCTGTCGGGCCTGCGATGTTGTCGCGGGCCATTTGGAGGAATTTTTTGAGATGGTCGTTGTTCTCTGCCTGCTCACGGGAGCGGGCGACGATGCGGCTCCAATATTGAAAAATCCATGCGTCGATCGTGGTCGGTGTCCCTGCCCATGTGGATTCCAACCTGCCAGCGCCTGCGGCTTGCGGCATGCCTGCGGTGGCAAAGCTGCCGATGGTGTCGGAAAGAATGGACCGCGCCGACCAGAGGCGAGGCTGGTCGGCACGGCTTGGCGCGGGCGTCTTCGTGGTGGTGCGGGAAAATAGATCGAAGAGGCCCATGGTTAGATGCGGACGGAAATGGATTGCCCGATGGAGGAGATGCCGGATGAAAGTCGGGACTCGCGGGACAACTCACGCCTCCAGAACGAAAGGAGTTGCAGGAGTTCGGCGATGCTGTGCCGCTCAAGCTCTCGATTGTTGATTTTGTAGCGTTTAGCTTCAAGCGTTGCGCCACCGGCGAGCATGGCTTGGATGTGCGCCACGGCGATGCGGGCCTGCGTGCGAACCTCGGCACCGGGTGCGAGGGTGGCTGCGGATTCGCGGATGAGGAGGTCGCCGGTTCCGACGAGGGCGCGGTGTGCGGCGACCGTTGCCCATGCCTCCCAGATGTAATGTCCGGGAATCCAGCCGCTCGTATTCGCGGCGGCGGTGAAGGTTCCTGCCGTGCCGGTCGCTGCGACATTGCGCGATTGCATTCCAGCGAATTGCACAAGGACGGTCGCGGCGGGGTCTGCCGATACCGTAACCTCGAATGTTTCGCCTGCTGTGATTGTCACCATGAATGCACGAAGGAAGCGCGGCGCGTGGTGCGCTTGCGTTTCGCGGCATTCTCAGCATCCGGTCTGGGGGTGTCTTCTGCGGGGAGTTCCGTAGGATGGGGCGTTTCGACCTCGGCGGGCTTGGGCGTGGGCATGGTCTGCCGCCTCCGCAGGGCGAGCTTGTCAAACTGCGGGGCGCGAAGGACGAGCGCGGCAAATGCGTAAACTCGGCAGTCGAGAGGTTCGTTCCGTGCGCCGGAGGTCTTGTGCCACTCCATCCGGGGGAATCCCTTCACGAATTTCGTCACGGCCTTTTCTGCGGTCAACCCTCGGAAATACTCGGCGCTGCGTCCCTGCGGGAAATGGCAATAGCCAGAGCCGGGTTCCGTGATGCGCAGTCTCTTGTAAACTATGGATTTCGCGGAATCGACTCCGACGATGTAAACATCAATGGGGCGCGTGGTTTTTTTTCCTGCCCTGCGGCGGGCGGGGTTGCCGACGATGGGCAAGCCGGGTCCGCCTTGTCCCTTCACGCCGTAAACTCTGTCTCCCTTGTGCCGCTTCACATAGCCGTAAACGGCCTGCGTGTTGCTGCCGCCGGTATCGATGCAGGTTGTCTCGACAACCATTTCGCCGCCTGCCTCCGAGGTCCATCGCTTGCGAAGATAGTCGGTGAGGTGCGTCCACGGGCTTCCTGGTGCGCCTTCGGGAATGTCGGGGTCGCCGAGAATGACATGATAGGCAACGCTCCAGCTTTCTTCGCCGCCTGCCCACGCCACGACTTCGACCTCGAGGCGGTCTTGCTGGGTATCGACGCCAGCCGTCAGGATCAACCCACGGGCTGGGACATCCGCCTGCGGGTAGGGTTCGCACCTCTCGATCAAGGCGTGTTCGCTGATGCGTTCGCCTCCCTCTTCCCATGTTTCGCCGAGGCTGGTGTTGATCCAGACTTGCAAGGTTGAGGGATCGTCTTTCGCCCGTCCATGCTCGATGGCGATGTCTGCGATGCTTCGCCACGGCGAATAAAGTTCGTTCAAGTGAAACCCCGCGATCTTGCTGGGTCCGGCGCTGGCCTGCCACCGACCACGGGAGACCGCTTGGTTTTTCTGCGCGTTGGTGATTACGCCGTTGCAGGCGGGACACCGGAGGGTTGCAAGGTCTCTGCGTCCGTCCGTCCAAACAACATTGCCCCACCGCAGCGGGTGCTCGTGTTGGCAATGCGGGCAAGGCACCAGAAAATGCCGTTGGTCGGAAATCTCAAAAGCTCGCTCGATGCGAGAGAGGCCCTTCACGGTCGGGGTCGAGACCATGACGACGCGCCTGTTCCAAAAATTCTTCGTTCGGGCGATGGCCAAATTTACCGGATCGCCCTCGCTCCCGGCGCTTGCCGGGTAGCGGTCCACCTCGTCAAGCAGGAGGATGCGGATCGGGCGGGAGGCGAGGCCGCTGGGGGCGTTCGCACCTACAAGCGTGACATGCCCGCCGGGGAATCTTTTGTGGAGGATCGTGTTTCCGCTGTCGCGGGTCTTCGCCGGTCGCACCTTGGAGCGGAGGCTGGGCGAGTCTCGGAACATAGGCGCGAGGCGGTCCTTGCTGAATGTCTCTGCCATAGCCTCGTCGGGTTGGACGAGCATGAGGGGCGAGGGGTCGAAATCCACGAAGTAGCCGATGCAGTTGAGAAGGATTTCCGTTTTGCCAACCTGTGCCGATGACATGACGACAACCTGCTCAATGGTCGGATCGGCAACGGCGTCCATGATGCCTCGCTGGTATTCGGCGCGGTTGGTTCGCCACTGCCCCTTCTCCGCTGCCGCTTCCCCGGAGAGTTTGCGCCGGTGGTCTGCCCATTCGCTGATCGTCCATTTCGGAGGGGGGGCCAAAGCTGACCAGATGCCGGCGGTGAGGTCTGCCGCGATGTCGCCTCGCTCGGCGGTCATGTCTCCCATCCCTCGCCCGTCTCTTCCTCTGGGGCAGGTTCATGGCGTTTGAGGTAGCGGTTGATCACTTCGCGTCCGTTGTATTTCGAGCATTCCATCAGCGCCTCGTGAATCAGCGTCTCGATCATTGCCGCGCATTTGTTCGGATCGCTTTCGTCTGCAACTCTTGGCCCTGCCGTTGTCGGGATTGCCAGCATTTTCGCCCGTAGGTTAGCCAGCCCCTCACCCATCACCTCAGCAATGCAAGCTGCGTCGTGAAGTTCTCCACGGATCGCTTGCGATTGTGCTTCCAAAATGTCGGCGCGGTTTCGGTAGACGCGAGTGCGCTGCACCTCGTAGTTGCTTTCATCACCATCCCCGCTCATTCCTTTCCCTGCTGCTCGGTCTTGGAGATACCTCACATATCCGCGAATCGATTGCCAAAGCTCATACCGACCACGGGCGGCTTTTGTGACGATTCCAAGTTTTGCAAGTTGCTGGATTCTTACATCGGTGATGTTGAACAACTTTGCCAGTGTTCCGCTCGGCACGCTCGTTTCTGCTGGGTCGTTTTTTGTCATACCGTGATTGCAATGCAAAATTCCGAGTTTGCTCGTTTCGTCACCTTGATCATTCCAGGATACATGACTTCCAGTTTTTTAATGCAGTCCGCTTCCAGCTTTTGCGTTCTGTAATCATTGCATCCGCCTTCGTCGTGCCAATGTGAATTTGACCAGTAAAGATACCTCGCCGCAACGATTCCCCCGTCTTCTCTAATGCAACGCAGGTTAAGCTCGTAATCCTCTTTTACTGGAAACGACTCATCAAAATAAGTTCTCCCGTCATTTATGATTCCCATGCATGACGCTGTTATGTAACTCCTCCACAAAAATGGTTTGTATGGATAAACAGAACGCAGCGCTCCGTCAGTTGAAACCCCCCAGATTCGATAGTTTAGATTTTCTGTGATCTCAAATAATTTTCTAAACTCTCCGATCCATTCGGACTCGTTTAATTTTCTTTGTTTTGCTTTTACCTCGTGTAGCTTGAAAAAGCCCTGTGCCTTCACATCATCGTCGATCATCACAATGTGAGGGTCGTCCGTGTTTTTTAGAATCCAGTTCCTCGTTTTTGTGATGCCTCTTACATCATCCGGCACGCCTATGACATTTTTTGCACCTGTTAGCCTGTAGCTTTCAGCCTCCAGAGCAGGCACGAAAAGCGTTGCGTTAGGCAATACGCTTAAAGTTTTTGTGCGCCCCGCTCTTCCTTTACTTGGTATTGCTATGATCATTTAGTTTTTCAAAAAATTGAGATGCTTTGACAACTCTCTGAGTGCCTACCGCATCGAATGCCGATCCTTGTTTGTAACCTCCGCGACGGACTGGTTTTAGATTGAGAGAGACCTTTAGCTTTTCCCACTCCTCTTCGTTTTCGCACATGATGACTGCATACTCTTTAGGTGGTTCCAACTGAATCGCTCGCGGCAGTTTTTCCGGTTTGATCTCGTTTGAAGTCTCATCGTCTGCCTCAAGTGCTGAAGCCAACTCGCTGATGTCCGACTCAGAAAATCCGATTGATTCCGCATGAATCCCGCTGATCTCAATGTTTTTTAGTTCTTCCAGAAGCATCTTTTCATCCCACCCGCCGCCGATCTCCGCGAGTCGGTTGTCGGCGAGGATGTAAGCGCGGCGTTGCGAGTCCGTGAGGTGCGAGAGCCGGAGGCACGGCACGGATGCCAGCCCTAACTTCTGCGCGGCAAGCACGCGACCATGACCGGCAACGATTCCGTTCTCCGAATCGATCAACACCGGGTTGTTAAATCCAAACTCTCGGATGCTTCCGGCGATTTTTCCCACCTGTGCGGCATCGTGCTTTTTGGCGTTGCGTGCGTAGGGAATGAGACTCCCCGTTTCGATCTGTTCAATCTGGTAGTTTTGTTGGTTTTTCATTTCAAAGTTTGTCCGGATTTTGCGTTATACGCCCCGTAGAATCGTTCTGTGTTTTGCCCGCTGTCGTGCATTAATTTTTTTCTGTGGCGCGTGCTGGGTAGGCTGGAAGCAAAGCAAAGCGCGGTTTTTTAGTCAGTCTCTAGCCAAATTCCGCGAGTTTCCGCATACCCGCTCCCGTCCCCCCGTGGAAGAACCTACTACCCCGGTGGGGTGTTGCGTCTTGGCTTGGATCATTGGAGAGTTTTGTTTTGCAGAGTCTTTTTAATGCGTTCTGCTGTTGAGGTTAGCGGCTTCAGTATTTCAAGCGCCCGTTCCAAGCGGTCTTTCTCCCATGCTTCGATGTCGCCAGCCTTTTCGGCCCAGCGTTGGAATCCTTTGACGAGGTAATCCATGACATCGCTTTCCTCCTCGCGCTTTGGGGTTTCAGCCTGTAGAGGGATTTCAAATTCCAGTTGGAATTGGGCTTCTGTCTCCACCAGATAATCCAGCCCGAATTGTTTGACGCCGAATGATTGGGACTTTGGCAATAGCTTTCTGACTACCTGCTGCATGAGCAGGAGTTGCTTGTGTCCATCAGCCCATTTTTCTTTGCTGGTGTCTTCCGGTATTTCCCAAAATTGGAGTTGGCTGATCGTGTTGATCGAGTCTTTGACGAGTATGAGGTTAGGCGTTTGCATGTTGTTGTGTTTTGAGTTGTTGGATTTTTGCCCTGATGAGGGCTTGCTTGGTTTGGTGGCAGGTTGCCATTGGCAGGAGCATCCCGCCAAAATGTCTTTGCAGAAGTTTGGCTTTTTCTTCCCCGATTGTTCTGACGAGATAGCTGTGAGACGGGAGCCGACCCAGTGGCACATAGACGCACCGATGCCGGGTCGTGAATGCAATGGCCAAGGCCGATTCTTTCCCGATGATTTCGGCGATGTCTTGCGCCGTTGGTGGTAGTGGGATTTCAGAGAACATGCGGTTCTCCTGCGTCTTTGCGTTTTTCATCTGCGGAAATGTCTTCCAATAAAAGCCTCGCGGTTTCTTGGTAAATATGTGTCTTTTCGGGGTTTTCCTTTTCCATTAAAATCCCCCACAAGCACACATACCCACGCGCTGCGTGATGAGTTGTCCCGGTCTTATA